TCTACAGTTGCCATACACCATTTATCAAAACCAATTGTGGTGTCATTGTAATCTCCTACCTTTTCACCCTCTACAATAAGATCTTTGTATTCATCACTCATTGATCAATTCCTCCAATAAAAATAAACTAACTACATCTAATCCAGCAGATTCTAAAGCATCATAAGCTTCTTTACCCTCCTGTCTATCTACAATAGCAACAACTCTGTCTACTATGTATCCAGCATCACGCAACTTTTCTGCTGCCTTGATTGCCGAACCTCCTGTAGTAATAACATCCTCCAATACAGTTACCTTAGAACCCTTAGGTGGTAATGGTCCTTCTATCCATGCTGCTGTACCATGTCCTTTAGGTTCCTTTCTTACTATTAAACCATTAACTGATGGTTTATCATCAGCAATACAAGATGCCATAGCAACACCACTCACCAAAGGATCTGCTCCTAAGGTAAGTCCTCCTACTGCTACAGTATCATCCTCTAGACATTCAAGGATACACCAACTAATAAAGAGTAACGCATCAGATTGTAAGGTTACTGGTTTGCAGTTTACATAGTGCTCACTCTTTTTACCAGAGGACAGCATAAATTCACCCTTACGATAAGATTTCTCTTTCAGTAAGGCAATGAATTCTTCTCTTTCTTCAATCATTACTCAACTAGGGTTCCAAGGCGACGACGAATTACTCTGAGTTGCTCAAAGTCCTTCTGTTTTGTACCACCATCATACTCCCAAGCGAACCCTTCGTCAATCATTAGTTCATTTAATGAAATAAGATCTTCGCCAATATAGAGCCAACCAAGAAGCCTACCATACTTCCCCATGCCACCCACAAGTTCTGTTCTAATAGAAAGTTCATCTTCACCTGCAATAGTATCTTCAAGTTTTTTCTTTAACCAATTAGTAGCATCTATTCCCAATGCCTTCTCTTCCAAGTCTCTTGTTCTCTTCTCTGGCGTATCAACTCCTGCAACTCTAACTCTTTCTTTCTTGTATAAGTCAAACCCAAGATCAATGGTGACATCAATAGTATCCCCGTCAAGAACACGATTAATCTCTGTTACTCTGAAATTGTAGCAGCTCTTCCTGCTCGGTGGAACCATCTTCCCCATTGAAATAATCCGCAAGTGCTTTATTTATATCAAAAGCAGGATCGTTAAGAGATTGTTCCAGTTCCCACTGTCTCATCTGTTGTATCCAATTATCAATCTGTTGTGAATTATCAGGCAACATACCTTCATAAGGTTGTTGCTTCTCCACCGCTTTCGCTGGAGTCGTCATCAGTAATAATGGGATTAGGATTCCAATCATCGTACTTAAATATCCAATATATCACATATCCTACTGCAATGAGTAGGATAGCAAGCATAATATTTATTGACCATACTACATCACTCACCACACTTAGGGCAAACTTCTTGCTTCTTCCTCTCATTTGCTTGCCCTGCTTTCTCTGCAGCATACAATGCAAATGCTTTGGTTGCTAAACCATTCATGGTATCTTTAATTGCTTGAGTGTCTTCTTTATCACACTTATCAGTAGCAAAGCAACCAGCAATAGTAGAAGATACTATTACTAATTCAAATCCAACCACAATAAAGATAAGTCTGAATACCCATTTAAGTGATTGTGTCATTACTTTTTATTTTCTAATAGGTAAAGTATCTCACTAATTTTCATAGACGCTACTTTAGCAGGTCTCACACATGACTTGTTCGGTAAAATGCACAGAGGATCATCTTCTGGAGCTTTAATATACTCTACAACAAGAACCCCCCAGGCATCTTCCTTTCCCATAATGGGACACGCTGCGTTAGGGAACTTTCTATCTAATCTTGTACAAGAACCTAGAACAAAACTTCCTATAACCCTTTCATCACCAGGCATCCAATACCCACTTGGTAATGGGTCTCTAGCATTACGTGGTGAGTTAAAAACAGGAACTATATTTCTTGCATCAGGCCAATCATATAACCATACTGAATTAATATCTCTATTGCTTCTGGTTAAGTCATTTAATATCTCTTCTACTTGAATTTTCTTCTCTGGTTTCTCATCAAAGATAACCTCAATGGCATCATCTGGTCCTTCTTCCTCTTCTTGGGAGCCAGTGTAGACTTGGAATCCTGCGAATCCTATGCCTGCTACTACTCCCACACCTATAATCTTCATCAAGAACTGTGACCAATTCTGTTCAGGAGAGATTATTTTTTTAACGGTGTCAACTACTGCCTTCATAATACACTCTCAACTTTTGCTATTTAGTCTTTCCAACCACCTGCTTTTAGCCAGTTATTGTAGTGTGGATTGTTCCAACTATCACTGATTTCATAGGAAGGGATTACAACCTCTTGGATGTATCTCCTATTCTCTTCAACAAGTTTTACCTTGGCATCTATTTGAGCACCCCACCAAATAGCACCACCTAATTGTACCGCTAAGAAAGATACTACTGCGAATGGAATCTTGCTCATAATAATATTGCTCCAATAATGAATCCTTTAGCAAATGAAATACAGACTACTTGATAATCAGTTAGACCAAACTTGTCTTGACATTTCTTAATTAGATTCTTATCCCACTCAACAACTTTGTCGAAATACTTCTTCATGAGTTTAAAAAGATATACAACTATATTTACCAGTTTGTAAAATGTAACGTTGATGTTGTGAAAAGCACACAAATGTGCTATATAGTATGTGGTTAATGAGGTATCAATTATGATGATGTCCTACAATCAACTTGCAGGTTGGAATAGTCACCCAACAGAACAGTTTAATGAGGAAGACATTAGAGTCAATGACTATTATGCATGTTTGATTGAATGCGATGATGATCAGTCCACGTGTAAACGGATCTGCAAAGAGGTCTTACTATGAAGCAAAATTAAAAAATTTAATTCCCCTCACATGAGGGGATTTTTTATGCCGTAGCAACTGCTAAGGCTTCCATTTTAAGAAACTGTTCGTTCTTATTATAGTAAAGTGTATAATTATCTGTAATCACATAGTATCCATCAATATCCTTTCCATCATCAGTATATCCATACCCCCTAATACGTTCTTCTATACCATCGATACGAAGTTTTTTAGTCCCACTTCTAACATAGGATTCATACTTCTGATCGAGGTTAAACATTAGTCTTGTGCTTACGTGAGGAAATCATAACATATGTTATGTACTATATCTATACACTTAATAGTCTCTTAAGATTATCGTACCTCAAAGTTAAGTTTTCTAACTTTTCTTTTTCTTCTTTTCTCTTGCCATTCCAAATCCTGAGAAGTAAAACTATCTTTCTCTTTCTTCACATTATTATTTAACATAACAACTTTAGACATATCACGAGCAGAAATATTATCTCCTGTAACAGTTGTCATATTAGGGCATCCACAAGTTCTTGTCCTATGTGAATGCGCCTCTATTTCTTTACCGCATGAACGGCATCTTACTTTTAACATTTTTAAGCTCCAAACCACCCTGCATTGGGTTCTTCTTTTCCTATCCATTTTTTTGCTATCTTTTTGATAGCATCCATTGCATCATCTAATTCTTTTGCCTCACCAGTCTCCTGCCTATCAGGTAAAAGATAAGGCCTACGATCTGTGACGCACCAACGCCACACTTTTAAATCTGTACTATACCAGAGATGGATTCTCATTGGTTAATTCTTGAACGGATTGCCAATCTGCTTCAAATAATTCTAAACCTTTCTCAGTTAGAATATGATTATACATCTTTTCAAAAACTCCTGTTGGCATAGTAACAATGTCAGCACCATATTCAAATGCTCTACCAACATCTCTAACGTTTCTAACAGATGCTGCTAGAACCTCAGTTCTTACTACATGCTCTCGGAATACCTTAGCAATATCTTTGACTAAGCATAGTCCACCAAAGGAATTGTCATCCACACGTCCCACAAATGGTGATACATATGCAGCACCTGCCTTAGCAGCAAGAATTGCTTGTACCTGTGAGAAGATAAGAGTTACGTTGACTTTAATACTTGCCTGAGCTAACTCTCTACATGCTAATAATCCATCAGGAGTACATGGTACTTTAATAGTTGTTACCTCACCAAAAATATCATATAAACGATGTGCTTCATTAACTGTATCAGTTACACTATCAGCAACTATTTCCATACTAATATCCTTTACACCAATACCTTTAAGTTCTTGGTATACATCTTCAGGAAGTCTACCACTCTTACGAATAACCATCTTCTAATGATTCAGTTAGAACTCCATTTAAAAAGAGTTGTCTTGTCTCGGCATAATTTACTTTACCGAGGGTGGTGTGGAGGGACAAGATTTCTCGCTTAAACGAGGAGTCCCCAAGTAACTTTCTATCTGCCTTAAGTTCATCAGAGCTTCCATAGTATCTTTTCCAGTCACTCTCAGACGTAACCCTTCTCTTACCACCTCTAGGTTTACGCTTTTGCCAGAAGTATTTTCTACCGATGTATTGTTTGCCCGACTGTAAATTAGTAATCCTGTAGACGAAACCGAAGAAAGAGTTAATGTCGTCAGAAGTAAAAGTTGAGCCTTGATAGGTCCAGGCATTTTCATATATGCTTTCACCCATTTCATAATTTTTGTGTCTCTAGCCATATTTAGTCCCACCTAGTTACAGTTATCTCTATACTATTATTATCCATCTCCCACTCTTCCTGTACTTCAAATCCTTCCATCTCTTTCACAGTATTATGAACCATCATTCTGGCATACTGTTGAGTAAGTTTATCAAGGAACCTAGTGATAGGAATATTCATATCCCATGTCTGAACATCAGCAACTAATTCAAAAGTTCCTGTTGTTTCATTCCATTTGAATCCAGCATCTTTTGTTATTGCTACTTCAGCAGTAACAGTCTCATGTCCTTTACCATGATACCCACTAACTTTAAGTTCCTTTGCTTTATCTTCTGGCCAATGACCAAGAAGATTTAATGCTTCAACTAAAGCAGAACGATCCTTTAACTTAGTTTGAATTTTAGTGAAATGAGACATTAGGCACACTCCGAGTCGTGAGTAAATTCTTCTTGATAATTTGTATTCTTACCATAATAGTCTCCAGTATGTACTCTGGATTCAACTTCACCAAGTTTCTCTTCTATTGTCTTAGTTAAGGACTCGCATACTTGTCCTTTAACTCCTTCTACTGTTTCAGTAACAGTACCGTCTTGTGAAATGTTGAATTTGATTGTAGTAGGCATGTCAAGAATCGTATTTTTTAATGCTTTCTTCCCACTCTTTGAGTGAGGATGAGCAATCAGGTGGTGGAGGGTCTTTATAACCCTTCATTTTCTTCCACTTATTATACAATGCACCCATCATCCATGATTGAGCAAGACTCTTAGGACCATTATCCAACATCTCTAACTGAAGTTTGTTAGAAGTGTATCCCTTCATCTCTTCACGCCAGTTGGAATCGTCGTAAGTCTTTGTCATAGAGAAAATCCAGCGAAAGTGTCCTTCTTAACATCTTGTTTTATACCACCAACGACATAGGACTCAACCTCTGTCTCTTGTGGTGCTACCTGAAGTCCCTTGGAACTAATCCAATGTTGAGTCCAAGGAAGGGGATTGTTTTTGGCAGCAATGTCATAAACGGGCTTCAATCCTACCGTCTTCATGCGCCTATTGGCAATCCATTCAACATACTGCTGTAATAATTTATCATTCAATCCTATCATACTTCCGTCTTTAAACAAATAGTCTGCCCATGCCTTCTCTTCATTTACACACTTATCAAACATATCATATGTCCACTGCTCTTCCTCTTTCATTATCTCTACCATATCTGGATCATCACCCTTTCTCCAATTGTTTAAGATTGATTGGGTGATGACAAGGTGTTGATTTTCATCTCTGGCAATGAGCGATATAATCTTAGCTGACCCTTCCATAAGTTTAAGTTCACCAAATGCAAAACTGCAAGCAAAACTAACATAAAAGCGTATCCCTTCCAAGATGTTAACATTGGCAACTGCTCTATAAAGGTGTCTTTTTAAATCTCTAAGTGTCCATTCTGAATTGGGATGATGTCTCATATCATCTTTCCAAGCACTACTCTGTCCATACTCCTGTGCATAGTTAATGAAAGTATCATATGCTCCTGTAACACTCTTAGCACGTTCTAGAATACGTTCATCATTAATGATAGTATCAAAGACATCAGAAGGATTGGAATAGATATTCTTAATAATATATGTGTAAGAACGACTATGAATCATTTCCATAAATCCCCACACTTCCATACATGCTTCTAACTCTGGTAAAGAACAATATGGAATGAATGCCATACCAGGTGCTCTACCTTGTACAGAATCAAGCATAATCTGATACTTTAAGTTAGAAGTATAGATATGCTTCTGAACTGAATTTAAAGTTTGATAGTCTGCTCTATCTTTCTGTAAGGAAACCTCTTCAGGCCTCCAGAAATAACCCAACTGTTGAGTAGTAAGTCTATCAAATGTAGGATACTTGTAAGAATCATACCTCTGAATACCTAAAGGTTTTCCAAAAAACATAGGTTGTTTTTTATAGTCAACCGCTTCAGTATTGAATACTGTCATTCCTTTAATATCAGATGGCACAGGCATCACACTCCCCCTCATCAGCATTTTCTAGTTCTGACATTAAAGCAGATACTTTGTCCTGCTCAACATCATCATGCCATCCCATAGGATGTGCAGGTTCCATTTCATCACTCTTTTGATCCTGAGTGTTTTGATAATAACTTGTCTTCCAACCATACTTGTAGGTTGTTAGTAAATCATTTGCCATAACAGAGACTGGAACTTCATTGTCTGGATAATGTACTGGATTATAACTCCAGTTACCACTAATCGCTTGATCAAAGAACTTCTGCATTACTGCAACAACATTAATATACCCTGTATTATTAGGCATATCCCATAACAAAGTGTAATTATTTTTTAGTGTAGCATAAGATGGAACAACTTGCTTAAGAGGCCCTTTCTTTGATTTTTTAACGGACAAGTAGTCTCTAGGAGGTTCGATTCCATTGGTAGCGTTTGACACAACGGAACTGCTCTCCGAAGGCATTTGTGCTGACAATGTTGAGTGCCGTAAACCGTGGGTGTTGATAGCAGTTCTAAGAGATTCCCAGTCATGTTGTAATGGTTGAGAACAAAGTTCGTCTACGTCTTTCTTATATGTATCAATTGGTAGTATCCCATCAGCATATTTGGTACGTCCGAAGTTCTCACAATGACCTTTCTCTTGTGCTATTTGATTAGATGCCTTTAAAAGATAATACTGGAATGACTCAGCAAGTCCATGAACTGCATCCCATGCCTCCTGTGAGTCATAATTAAACCCTAACTTAGCAAGATAATGTGCTAAACCAATGAACCCTACTCCAAGACTTCTACGTGCCTTTGTCGCCTGTTCTGCTGCTAGTACAGGGTATTGTTGATAGTCTATCAACTCCTCCAATCCACGAACAGATAAATCACATAACTCTTCCAATTCCTCATCACTTCTAATTGTACCAACATTGACTGCTGATAAAATACACAATGCTATCTCTCCTAGATGATCATCAATATGACTGATAGGAAGGGTAGGTAAAGTAATCTCCTGACAAAGATTACTCATATGTACCTTATCCTTAAAGGAAGAATGACTATTACAATGATCTATATTCATAATATAAATTCTTCCTGTCTCTGCTCTCTCTTTTAATAAGTCAAGGATGAGTTCTTGTGCTCCGATGGTTGACTTTGGGATGGATTCATCTGATTCGTAACGGCAATATAAGTCATCAAACTTATCGGTCCCAAAACTCTCATACAACCCAGGACAATCATGAGGGGAAAATAACGTGATTTCCTTATTCTGGATAAAACGTTCATAGAATAACTTACTTAACTGGATGCTGTAGTCGAGTTTTCTGACTCTGTTGTCTTCTGTTCCTTTGTTGTTTTTGAGGACCAAGATGTCTGATATTTCTTGATGCCAGATAGGAAAATGGACAGTGGCTGACCCTCCTCTAATGCCGTTTTGAGTACAGCATCGAACGGTGCTCTCGAACTTTTTAAGGAAGGGAACAACACCTGTGTGTTGAACTTCTCCACCCCTGATTTTACTGTTGATGCCCCTGACTCTGCCTGCGTTAATACCGATACCAGCCCTCTGTGCGACATACTTGCCAATAGCCATATCGCTAGAAAAGATACTATCGAGGGTGTCATCAACATCAACCAGAACACAAGATGCAAATTGACGAATGGGTGTTCTGACCCCTGCCATGATGGGGGTTGGGATGTTGAGTTTGTGCTTGCTGATTGCGTCGTAGTATCGTCTGACATAATTAAGCCTCGTTTCTTTAGGATAGTTTCTAAACATTGTAAGAGCAATCATGATATACATGAATTGCGGAGTCTCATAAACTTCGCCAGTACTCCTGTCTTGTACCAGATATTTATCAACTACTTGCCTCAAACCCGCATATGTAAACTTAAAATCACGATCATGGTCAAGAAATGTTTCGGCTTTTGTTATATCTTCAAGACTATACTTATCAAATATATCTTTATCATACAAATCATGATATGCAAGTTCTGTAATATGATCTTGTAATGAAGGCAATTCTCTAGTTCTACCATACAATTGCTTCCTTAATTGGAAGAGTAATAATCGTGCTGCAACAAATTGATAATTTGGGTTTTCCAAATCTATTAAATCACTAGCACTCTTAATTAATATCTCCTGAATCTCTCCAGTAGTAATACCATCATAAAATTGTATTCCAGAATTAATCTCTACCTGACTAGCAGAAACACCAGCAATACCTTTGCAGGCTTCTTCCACCATGTTATGCATCTTCTCTAAATCAAGAGGTTCAGTCCCTCTACCATTACGTTTTTTAACGCTGATGCCGTTACTCATGTTTTTTTCCAAGTGTTAAATTTTAGAGTTGCCTCTAGTCCACGGTATGTATTTGATTCTACCAGATTTTGTACATCATGTCCACCTAAGAACATATCGTTTATGTCCTTTTCATGGATATGTGATGGCCATATGACAACTGACTCACCTCTGTCGATGGTACTGGAGATTCTTGACGTAATCTCCTTAGACCTCGGCTCGTTATCATAAACCCAAACAGGAGTGCTAACACCCCACTTCCTAACATCACCGTCTGCACCGCACATAGCAATGCTATTGCGTATGAACGTTGAGTCGAATGGGCCTTCGACAACGAAGACTGGAGCTCCTCCTCGGATGCTATCCAGTCCGTAGATCTTTGGTGCTTCATCATTAAACATTACCGTGATATATTTAACAGAGTTAGGGCCAAGGGCTCTTCCCTGTACCCCCACTATATCACCATTATAGTATAAAGGTATAACTATTCTCTCTTCATCGTAACGAATGTTATCAAATGTATGTTTTATTCCATTGATGAACCGTCTAAAGGTTTTGGCATAGTAAAAATCTCCTTGTACTTTTCTTCTATTGAGATATTCGGATGCTCTCTTCTCTTCATGTGCTCTTGGTAAGTCGAGCCTGCTACGTCTTTTAAATTTGGGTTTGGAGTCTTTTGCGACTCCGATGAGTTTTTCTGGATCTTCCCTTGGGGATCCCTTTCCAGTGAATCCATCTTTGAACTTTTCTAAAGAATATTGCCCTTGTAATGTCGAATCTACTTGTTTCAGAAAATTATTAAATGTCATTGATGCACCACAGTTGTGGCACTTATAATTCACGTTAGTCTTAATGGCGTAAAAATAACCTCTCGCCTTGCTCTTATGTTTTTTTGAATCTCCACACAGAGGACAACGACAGTTGTAGAGATTTGGTTTAATTCTTTTGAATCTCTCTAACCTACTAGAGAGCAGACTTATATATTTAGCATCTATATGATCCAACCATCCCTATGCTGTTGGATTAACTATAACAGACTGTGGGGTGGGTGTCAACAGTGGACGGATAACTTTCTGTCCTACAGGTGATACAACAAAACTAATGATGGAAATTGCTCCAGCAATTGTCCACATCTTCATCTCTATTTTCCTAAGTCTATCATCTACCTTGCGAATATCTCTCTCACATCCTGCCTTAATCTCCGAACTCTGACGGTTAACTTCTCTGTGAACCGATTCAATTTTCTCAAATAATACTGCATCTATCCTATCCTGTTTGTCTAATTTCTCATCATGGACAGCAAGCATCTGTCCCATCTTAATAGAATTTTCACTCAGTGTATCAATTACTTTCTCAAGTCTTTCTACTACAGCGTCATTAACTCTCACCTTTCTTACCTAAGATATTATTTGGGACTTGACGTTCTGGTTTCCAGTTCTTTCTAATACCTTTAGTCCAAATATATCTTTTCCTTAACGGTTTCATAGGTTTATCATAACCAGCAACAGGCCCTTTATCAGAAGCAGAATTGCTGAATCCTCCTTGAGTGCCTGGAGAATTTGCTACAGACATCTCCTCTCGGAAATAATTTAATATCTTATCAAGCTTTTTTGGATTCATTGTATGTCTGCTGTAATTGTTTAAGACATTCAATATCAACTTGGATATCATTAATAAATGATTTAGGATGTTCTGGTAATTTACCAAGGAACATTATGAAAGTCTTCATTGGTTCCCACAGTTCCTTTTCTATTTTATAAAACAGTAAAGGAGTAGTAGCATCCTGAAATACATTATAAAGAACGATGAAATGATTAATAAGAAGGTGGGACTTTAAATCACCACTCTTCTTATAACGTTTAAGTAATCTCTTCACATACTTAAACTTCTTCATATCATTCAAGAAATCCTCATACGTTACCGCTTGAGGATTGTCATAGTGTTTGATGGCAAAAATCAAATAGTTGTCATCATTTAGTTCATTAAAAATCATTATATCATATTAATATTATGAAGGTGTTGGATAAGGGATGCTGTGGTCTCCTGTAGTAATACCAGACATTGCAACAAGAACTTCTTTCTTCACTCTAAGTGCTCCAGTGCAGTCGATGTAAGTCTGAACACCAACCCAACCTTCACCATCCATAGTATAAGAGGCTGACAACCCACCATTAATAGCAGTTGTGGAAATACCATATACTAAGCAGTCAGAATCAAATTCTGAACCAGGGTTTCTAAATCTGTCTCCTTGTAAATCCCAGAGAGTATACTTAGGTAACTGTGACACATAGAATGAAGTACCAGCAGCAGAAGTAACTGCAGATAAATCTGCAATACTCTCACTAACTAATGCTTCAGTATGAGCGATAGCACATTCTTGAGTACCAGCAATACTAACGATAACCACATTACCGTAATATG